ATTTTGAAGATGTGTATAGTCAAGTACGCATGTGGGACACGATGATTTATAACTATCTTACGGATAGGAAAGTTGTTGTTCCTCCTAAGAAAGGTGCTAAGAAGGATGAAAAATACGCAGGAGCATATGTCAAGGAACCGATTCCTGGAAAGTATGACTGGGTTGTTTCTTTTGACCTTAATAGCCTGTATCCTCACCTTATTATGCAGTACAACATCTCGCCAGAGACGCTTATTGATGCCAGGCACCCATCGGCAACAGTTGATAAGATTCTTGCAGAGTCGCTAGACATTAATGGTGAGTATTGTGTCTGTGCAAATGGTGCCCAATATCGCAAAGATATTCATGGGTTCCTACCTGAAATGATGCAGAAGATTTATGATGAACGAACCATTTATAAGAAGAAAATGCTTGCCGCCAAGCAGTCCCTTGAACATGCCAAGACATCTGCAGAGACCTTGGCACTACAAAAGGATATTAGCAAGTTCAACAACATCCAAATGGCAAGGAAGATTCAGCTCAACTCTGCCTATGGTGCCATCGGAAACCAATACTTCCGATATTACAATCTGGCAAATGCTGAGGCAATCACTCTCTCGGGTCAAGTCTCGATTCGTTGGATTGAGAACAAAATGAATCAGTACCTGAATAAGGTACTAAAAACTGACGGAGAAGATTATGTTATTGCCTCAGATACTGACAGTATCTATCTTAATCTGGGTCCTCTTGTTGACTCTGTATACAAAGGGCGAGAGAAAGATGATGCTAGCATCGTTAAGTTCCTTGACAAGGTGTGTCAGTTGGAACTTGAGAAACATATTGACCGTTCTTATGAAGCGTTGGCGGAATACGTAGGTGCTTATGAACAGAAGATGTTCATGAAGCGAGAGAACATTGCCAACAAAGGACTCTGGACTGCTAAGAAGCGATACATCCTTAATGTGTGGAACAGTGAGGGTGTTCAATACGCTGAACCCAAACTCAAAATTATGGGTTTGGAAGCAGTTAAGTCTTCTACTCCTGCTGCCTGCCGTACTGCAATTAAGGAGTGTATGAAGGTCATCATGAATCGGGATGAAGAATCTGCACAGAAATTTATTGCAGATTTCCGAGATGAGTTTTCTTCGTTACCAGTCGAAGATATTTCTTTTCCCCGAGGATGCAATGGAATAAATAAGTGGTCCAATCCTGCGACCATTTATAGCAAAGGTACACCGATTCATGTTCGTGGAGCACTGCTGTACAATTTCTACAACAAGAAAAACAAGCTCACTCATAAGTATCCTTTGATTCAAGATGGTGAAAAGATTAAGTTTGTTTATCTGAAAACACCAAACAAAATTAACGAGAATGTTATCAGTTATCTGGGAACGTTCCCGAAAGAGTTTGGTCTTGACAGACAGGTGGACTATGACTTACAATTTGAAAAGTCGTTCTTGGAACCCATTAAAGTAATCATGGATACGATTGGATGGCAAGCAGAAAAAGTAGCATCACTGGAGTTTCTATTTGGATGAATAAAACAAAGTTCGTCGTTTCTTATCAAAATGCATTTGGGTTTTCTCCTAGAGAAGAGAAGACTTTTGAGGATATGAAAGAAGCACAATGGTTTGAACGTGCCATGAAACGTTCTAATTACATTACAACATTATTGGAGGTCAAAGAGTGAATTTTCTGCAAGACGTAGTAAAGGAAATCGGCAATGAATATGCAGGACTTGTTAGTGATGGTGTCGCAGCAGGAGATACTTCTGGCTTCATTGATACTGGTAGTTACATTTTCAATGCTCTGGTTAGCGGTTCAATCTACGGTGGAGTCCCCTCAAACAAAATCACTGCTATCGCTGGTGAGTCTTCTACTGGCAAGACTTTCTTTTGCCTTGGGATTGTTCAGCATTTCCTTGACAGCAATCCCGATGCTGGGGTAATTTATTTTGAGTCTGAGTCTGCTATCTCAAAGCAAATGATTGAAGACCGAGGCATCGATTCTCAGCGAATGATGATTGTTCCTGTTACAACTGTGCAAGAGTTTCGTACTCAAGCAATCAAGATTCTTGACAAGTATCTAGAACAGAAACCTGAGCAACGTCAACCTATGATGTTTGTTCTGGACTCTCTGGGTATGCTGTCTACCTCTAAGGAGATTGAGGATTCTGAAGCAGGTAAAGAGACTCGTGACATGACTCGTGCTCAGGTTGTGAAGTCTATCTTCCGAGTGCTGACTCTGAAACTGGGTAAGGCAAATGTTCCTTTGCTTGTGACCAATCATACCTATGATGTTGTTGGTGCTTATGTTCCTACAAAGGAAATGGGTGGCGGTTCTGGCTTGAAGTATGCTGCTTCTACTATCATCTATCTTTCTAAGAAGAAAGAAAAGGATAGTAAGAGTAAAGAAGTTGTTGGCAATATCATTAAGTGTAAGGCAGCAAAATCTCGTTTGACCAAGGAGAACAGTGATGTTGAGACACGTCTTTATTACGACCGTGGATTGGACAAGTATTATGGACTACTGGAACTGGGTGAGAAGTACGGAGTATTCGAGAAGCGGGGGAGTCGGATTGTTGTTGGGGAATCTTCCGTTTATCCTTCTACTGTACTTGCTGATCCCGAAAAATATTTCACCCCCGAAATAATGCAAGCACTCGATGAGTGTGCAGCTAAGGAGTTTCGTTATGGTAACTAAACTAAAAGATTATATAAAAATTTATGACTCTTTAGTTAGTGATGAGTTCTGTGATTCTATTCGTGAAGCATTTGACCAGTCTAAGTCAGAATACTTGGATAGGGAGCAGAGACCATCTTTTCATGAGTTGAATATTACCAAAAGGTATTTGGATAAAGACCCTCTTTGGATGGGTATTCAAACAAAGTTAAATAATGTTTTTATTGATTCTGTTGAGCTGTATATGAAAAGTCTTGATTTAGGTCAAGACTTTCCTGCTCGATATGCATTTGAAGAATACAGATTGAAAATGTATTCTAATAATAACTATGACCAATTCAAGGACCATGTTGACGTAGGTGATTATAATTCTGCCCGTAGGTTTTTAGTTTGTTTTCTTTATCTTAATGATGTTTCCTCTGGAGGAGAAACAAACTTTCCTAGATTAGACTATGCAGTTTCTCCTGTTCGTGGTAGAATACTGTTGTTCCCTGCAACTTGGCAGTGGAGGCATTCGGGTCTTCCTCCCGTATCAAATAACAAGTACATCGTCGGAACTTACCTGCATTACGTATGAACCTAGAAGTAACCATTCTCAGTAACCTCATTTATAATGAGAAGTATACTCGTAAGGTTCTTCCTTTTTTGAAGTCAGATTACTTTACTGCAAGAGAGCATAAAATTATCTTTCTTGAGATTCATGAGTATGTGAGTCAGTACGATGCAATGCCTTCGCTAAATGCTATTGGCATTGAGTGTCAGGAACGAACTGACCTTACAGAGGAACAATTTAAAGAGATTATCGGAGTCCTAAATGTCCTTTCCAATGATACCGCAGACTTTGACTGGCTCGTTGATTCTACGGAAAAGTGGTGTCAAGAGCGTGCAATCTACTTATCGCTTATGGAGAGTGTCAAGATTGCTGATGGACAGGATTCCAAACGTGATAAAGGTGCCATTCCATCGATTCTTTCTGAGGCACTTGGAGTATCATTCGACCAACACGTAGGACACGATTATGTCTCGGACGCAGAAGCACGCTATGATTTCTACCATCGCAAAGAAGATAAAATCCCGTTTGACCTTTCGTTCTTCAATAAGATTACGAAGGGCGGTCTCCCTAACAAAACTCTCAATATCGCACTCGCTGGTACTGGTGTCGGCAAATCTTTGTTTATGTGCCACTGTGCCGCTGCGACGCTTCTTCAGGGTAAGAACGTCCTTTATATCACGATGGAAATGGCGGAGGAGAAAATCGCTGAACGTATTGACGCAAATCTTCTCAACGTCCCGATCCAACAACTAGGCGATTTGCCTAAGTTAATGTTTGATAAGAAGATTGCCAACCTCAGCAAGAAGACTCAAGGCAAGCTAATTATTAAAGAGTACCCAACTGCCTCTGCTCATGTCGGACATTTCAAGTCTCTTATTAGCGACCTTGCTCTTAAGCGGTCTATTCGACCCGATATTATCTTCGTGGATTACCTTAATATCTGTGCTTCCCAGAGATATAAAGGCAGCATTGTCAACTCCTATACCTACGTCAAGGCAATCGCAGAAGAACTTCGGGGTCTTGCTGTGGAGTGTAACGTTCCTATTATCAGTGCTACGCAGACCACTCGTTCAGGTTACGGTAGCACTGATGTTGACCTTACTGACACTTCTGAATCCTTTGGTCTCCCTGCTACTGCTGATCTTATGTTTGCCCTTATTAGCACGGAGGAGCTTGAGGGCATGAATCAAATCATGGTCAAGCAACTCAAGAACAGATATAATGACATTGCCTCTAACAAAAGATTCTGTGTAGGTATTGACAGGTCGAAGATGAGGTTGTATGATGTAGAGGAGTCTGCTCAAGAAGACCTAGTTGATTCTGGTCAAGGTTCTCAAGAACAGCAGATTGATTTAGTTAAAAAGTTTACAGCAAAGAAAACATTCCAAGATTTGAAGTATGATTGATTTTATTAAGTATGCCCAATTCGTCAATGAGGTTACGTCGCAAGAGAGCAAGCATAATGATGTTTTCTTTGAACGACTTGCTTATCTCAAAGAGAAAAACTTTCCTTCCGAGCGACTGCTTACTGCTGCTGTAGGTCTCTGTGCCGAGTCTGGTGAATTCACCGAAGTCGTAAAGAAGATTATCTTCCAAGGTAAAGAACCGACTGAGGATAACCTGTTCCACCTGAAACGTGAAATGGGTGACATCATGTGGTATTTTATGCAAGCATGTATGGCACTGGATGTTTCTCCTGAAGAAATCATTGAGATGAATGTGGACAAACTCAAGTCCCGTTATCCTGGTGGTGAGTTTGACGTACACTTCTCTGAAAACCGTCAAGAGGGAGATGTATAGTCTCTGGATACATCTAGTAGCATTCTTTCAGGTGGTTGTGTTGAACTGTGTTCAGCCTGCCAACTGGAAGTATTGCTATAGGGTAGACCAATGGTTAATCCCTGATGTTGTTGAAGGGTATCAAATCTGGTCAGGACAAAAGAAAATCTACCAGAATGAAAAGGATTATCTAAATAGTCTTGACGACCCGATAGAGTAAGATGGCACAAGGCAGAGGCGTACAACTAGAGTGGGCGATTGTCTTTGAGTCTTTGATGCGAGCTGGCACTCCTATTGCAGAAATACAAGCGAGAGCAGCAAAGCATTCAAACCTCAAACAATATACTGGGACAGTTGGAGCTCAAGCAAAACAGTGTGTTGACCTAGTTCAAAAGAAAGATGCTAGTTTATTAGCAGGTGCATTTCATAGTGATGAGTTGGGGATTGAAGGTGATCCAGAACCAAAGACAGATGTCGTCTTTCAAAAGAATGGTAAGAATACTGTAAGATGTTCAGTTAAGATGAAAGGACCTATCCAGTTGTCTAGTGCTGAAGGTCCTAGTACAGCAAGAGCGATGGCAGCAACTGCTGCTATGTGTCCTGGCAGAAGAGGACAAAACTTAGCAAAGTTGATTGATGATATTTCAAAAACACCAACAAAACTCCTAACTGAAAGAAACTTAGCAAAAGCAACTGAGCGTAAACCCAATCAAGTAAAAGAGTTGGTTGACGCTAGTGGTCGTATTAAAGATGATAAAAACTATAAAATTTGGTTAGCGAATAATAAACCTAAACTGATTAAAGATTTATTTGATTATCTGGAAGAAGATCCTGCATTTCTGTATTGTCTGATTGAAGAAACGCTTACAGGTAAAAACTATTTTAAAAACAATACTAATGCGGTATCAAACTATATGTTATCGCCTTCGTTCTTCGGACAAATTGATGATGCATATATTAAGAAGATGGTAAAGAAGACTAAGATTGATATTCGTGCTAAGTCAAGAGACGGTATTTCAAGTGTCGCTTTCCGTTTTGATGTTAGACAGTAACGAAACTGGCACAAGACCATGTGTGACTCCACCCTGACGTGCTATAATAGTGGTATAGACACGGACGGAATGCCAAACAAACACCTTGAGCACCTGGAGGATTCGATCTTTGATGGTCGTCGCGTAGCATTGGGTGCTGTCAAGCAAGCACTGACCTGTAAGAACATCAGCGTCAAGTGGGACGGTGCTCCTGCTATTGTGTTTGGTACTAATCCTGAGAACGGCATGTTCTTCGTTGGCACCAAGTCTGTGTTCAACAAAAAGAAAGTTCTTATCAACTACACTTACGATGACATTGCGAAGAATCATAAAGGCAACGTTGCAGATATCCTTCGTTTATGTTTGCGCTATCTTCCTCATATCAGTGGTATTGTCCAAGCTGATTGGATCGGTGTCGGTGGGGGCAGTGTTTATTGCCCTAATACTGTGGAGTATCGCTTTGCCGTTCCGATTGGTCAACAAATTATTCTAGCACCCCATACTTCCTACACTGAGATTTCTCCTGATGCAAAGGCAACCCTTGGTGTGAAGTTGCAGTCCAGTAACTTCTGTCGTTTCATTGATACGACTGATGCTGAACTCAAGCGTTGGAACAATCTGAAACTGGCAGCAGAGATTATTGCAATGATTCCCTTCTGTAAGGTTGGACATAGTTCAGAACTGAAGAAGCATGTCAATAGTTTCATTCGGAGTGGTGAGATTCCTAGTGCTGCCGTTATGTACAATTCGTTACCTGATAAATATAAACAAGAGGTTAATGTGACTACCTTTAAGGTGTGGCATAAACTCTTCCAACTGAAACAGCGTCTACTCGATGCGATTATCGTTAATGGGACAGTTGAATGTTACATCGATGGGGAACCTGCCCAGCATGAAGGTTTCGTAACTGTTTCTGATAATCCCTACAAAATTGTAGACCGACTGACTTTTAGTAAAGCAAACTTTAATCTTAATAAAAATTGGTAGAATGAAAAAGTTCAGTGCTTTCCTAACTGAAGCCGAAAAATCCTTCGCAGCAAAGGCTGCACAGACTTTAAAACTTAAGCATATTGGTTACGGACGTTATGCCGACGCTTCGGGCAACGTAACTCATATGTCTAAGGATGGAAAACTTGTAAAGGTTGACCCTAAGAATCCTGACACTACGCCAACTCAACAGAATGGAGAAGAAGAAACTGGAGATGGCACGGGTAAGGTCGATCAAGGCGCAATATCTATTACATTCGGAAGATTTAATCCACCTACTGTTGGGCATGAAAAACTTCTTGCAAAAGTAGCAAGAGAGGCAAAATCAAATGGAGGAGAGTATAGAATATACCCCTCAAGGTCGGAGGATCCTAAGAAGAACCCCCTCGACGCAGGGACTAAAATTAAATATATGCGGATGGCATATCCAGACCACGCGAATGCGATTGTTGATAATGCTGACATGCGTACCATTTTTGACGTTCTTACCGCCCTCGATAATGACGGGTATAGCAGCGTTAACATTGTGGTGGGAGGTGACAGGGTTAGTGAGTTCAGCTCACTTGCCCAGAAATACAACGGAGAGCTATACACATTCGACGAAATCAAAGTGGTGAGTGCGGGTGACCGTGACCCCGATTCTGAAGGTGTAGAAGGGATGTCTGCATCTAAGATGCGTAAAGCAGCAGCAGAGGGTGACTTTGATTCGTTCCAGCAGGGCATCCCCGAAGGGCTCGGCAAGGACGGTGCTGAGAAGTTATTCATGCTTCTTCGTCAGGCAATGCAGGTTGAAGAGTTTGATGACTTTGCCGATGCATCATTCCAACTTCATGAGATTGCTCCTAAGTTGGACCCCAGAGGAATGCGTGAAGCATACTTTGAAAATGAAATGTTTAAGGTTGGCACCTTTGTTGAAAATGTAAATACTGGTGTGATTGGTAAAGTTGTCAGTAGAGGCAGCAACTACATCATTTACATTGATGAACATGAGACTATTTTCCGTTGCTGGTTGAAAGACTTGGTTGAAAGAAATGATATCAAGTATTTCAATTGGACTCCTGCAGGAGAAATTGGAACAAAGGAACTAGATAACTATATGAGGAAGTTAACTCCTGGAGAATTCCTTAAGAAGATAAATAAAAAGGACAAGGACGCTTAGTAAAATGAATCTCAACGACCTACCAGATATGTCAGATGCACTGAGACAGGTGCAGATGTATGAAGCAAAGAAAAAGGGAGACGGCAATCTCGCTAATAATGCTGTCCCCTATGACAAAGTAACCAAAGCAGACATTATTGTTGGTGCTGTTGGTCGTGACGAAAAGGGTGGCAAAGCAAAACCCAAAGGTCATGACTGTGCAAAACTTGTCAAGTATGCTCCCGATGGTGGTGTAAAAGAAGAGTTTGAAACCATTCCTGAGCAGCACACTCTGCTGGAAGATGGCACTGTAACTCACTACGACATCACCGATGGCGAATGGATTTACGAAAACGTCCCTGTCGAAGAACTTGAGATTGTAATCTCTGAGAAGCATGAGCACTTCGTCAACTACGACAAGAATGCTGAAGTTCTTGGCGAAGATGCCAAGTATGACCGCAACCGTAAGAGAGCAGCAGAAAGAGCAGCAGCAAGAAATGCTGCCCGTGCTGCAGGTAAGACTGGTGTAGTTCCTGGTGTTGGATATGTTTCTCCTAGACCTGAGAGAGAAACCTATGTTGATTCTGCAGGTGTAACTCGCCATAAGTCTGGTGCGAAGATGCCAAAGAAAGAAGCATTTGCATTCTCTGATGCAGAGTGGCAAGAGTTGGCAATGCTCGGTGAAGAGATTGATGCCATGACCGATGAGCAACTCATTGATTTCATGGAAGAAATCATTCTTGAAGTTGCTGAAGATGACCAAGACCTCCTTGAAATCTGCGAAGCACT